AGTTCGTAGAAATCCTCATTTCCTGGCTGAGAAGCGTAGTCTTCTATCGCTTCTGAAAAATGCTGCACTTGTTGATCTTCCTGGAATTTCTGCGCTACCGGCTGCAATGGTTCAATTGCATTGCTCACCATCTGCTTAACCATGTGTTCCATGGCTTTCATGGTCTGTTGGTCTCGCTTTGCCTGCGCTGTCAGAGGATCGGCGTAATATTCTTCAAGCGCCGCCTCTTTTTGTTCGGGAGTCATTTCAACTTCCCATGGGAATTTGGGCGCTTCTTCTGCAGGGGTTGCCGGGGTTGCCTGCGCCGGCGTTTCAGTCGGCTGCTGCGCCGGTTGCTGAACCTGTTGACGAAGAGTGCCTAACTCGTTTCTCTGCTCTCCAAAGCGCTTTTCAAGCTGTTGATACCCTGCGGTTAAATCCTCCAGGGATTTGAATTTTCCAAGGATTAATTCCTGTGTTTGCTGCGGCATTTGCGTTGTCGGCGTTGTCGCCGGCGCTGTTTCCTGTTGTTGTCCTGTAAGCGTCTCTGCCGCTGCCGGACTTGCTGCCGGCGCTGTTTCAAGCCCAAGGGCAACAGGATCTTCTCCGTTTAATATCCTTGCAAGTAATCCAGGATCTCTTTGTCCTGGTTTTAATACCGGCGCAACCGATTCTGCCGGCTGCGGCGCCTGTGTTCCCGGTGTTACTGGGTTTACTGGCGTCTCAGTTACCGGCGCTACGGTTGTTTCCGGTGATGCCTGCGGCGTTGCCTGCGATGTTGTGCTTTGAACTGGTGTTCCGCTCTCTGCTCCCATGAATATTTCCTCCTGTTATTTGGCCGGTTCCGGTTTTCCGGAATTGTCAGCCTTAAAATAAAGCCGTAAAAACAAAAAAGGGGCGCATTTAGCAACCGTAGTCACTAAATGCGCCCCTACCTTTTTGGGTTCAAGGACTGCTTTGTGTTTAGTTTTTATATTACGGACAAATTAACCTGTCAAGCTTATATCTTCCCTGATCTTGCAAATCATTACAGGCTTCTTGTCTTTAATTTTGACGGTTATTTCTCCCCATTTTGTTTCTCTGATAATCTTTAAAACCTTTTCTTCGGCATGGTTCACGGCAATTAATTTTTCGTCTGCCAATTAACTACCTCCCTTTTGGCTTTCCCTTTTCTTTGAGAAGGCGATTGCAAGGGCTTGCCTTAACGCCTTTTTCTTGTTTTTGGGGTGGGAATTGCCTATTTTGCCTTTTGATTTATAAGAGTGCATCAACTCGCCCACATTGCTTATGAATGCCTTGTCTGAAGAACCATTAAGCAGTGGCATTATTGTCTCCTCCCGCTTGTCCCCGGCCATTATCCTGCCCCTGCCCGGCTATCATAGCCTGCTGCTGCGCCTGCTGCTGCGCTATAGCCATAGCCTGCTGGTTCATAAACATAAGGTGCATATTAACATGTAAATCGAAGATTTCTTCAATTTGCTGGTACTGCGCCATTAACTGCTCGTAGTCCAGCGACAGCCTGAACCGGTTATGTAAATCTATATGGATAACATGATCGTCGTAATCAACGGCTTCGGAAAGTTGCCCGTTGGCAAGCGCTCTGTTTTCCCGCTCCGCCTTAGAAATGTGGAGCTGGTCCGCATCGTCGGCGGCTTCCCATTCTCCCATTTCAATCATGTCGAATATTCTGGACCGCATATCCCTATTTATCTTGCCGGTATCCGGATCAAATAACAGTCCGCTTTCCATTAGATCGAATATCATTTGCCTTTTCTGTGCCGGGCTTTCGGCCAATGCCGCCATATTGTCTATGTAGACGTTCTCCCCGATAATGTCGCTGCCGGTGTAGTCAAGTACCTCTGCGACGTTGTTCCGTCCTACGCTGTTTAACGTGCGGGGGAATTTTACAAACTGCTTATGGAGCCGGAGCTGTGTTCTGCCGCTGTGTATATTATATCTTTCAATATTGTCGGCTGTATTGGAAAGCCTGGTATCGTCCTGCTCCTGAATAAACTGCAAGGCGATTCCGGATTTAACCCCCGGAGGCGCCGCCGATTGCCGGCTTGTCTCGCTAACGCCTGACAGAATAACCATTTCCTCCAAGAGATCTTTCTGTTCGGTCATGAAAGCCGCGGGAAGTTCTCCGTTCTTAACCGGTTCAGGAGGAATAGATCCTCTTTCGTAAATATGAATAGCCCCGGGCATACCGGAGTTTCTCTCGAATTCATCCTCGTCAACAGATTCCCTTTGGACATTCCACTGTCCGATAGCGCACCGGTTTAAATATTCAGCTTTACGGTTACGCAGTGCGTTATACCGGCGCTGGACAGGTATTAATAACTCAATTACCGTCGCTCCCCAAAAGACACCCGGCCGATCAATACACTTCAGCATTGAAAAAGATAAGTCAAAAACGTTATTGTCGCCAACCCGATAGGGAAGAGGGCCGGAATAGGGGTTCTGTCCTCCTATGGAAACGATTAGCCGCCCCTGTGGGCACCTTTTTGAAGGCCGTTCATAGTATTCTTTAACTATCGCATGATTCTCTATCTTGGTCGTGTGCATTATAAAACCGCCCTGGCCGTACCCAAGGCCGCTTAAACCGTTCATTGTAGCCGCTAATTTCTCTACCTGCGCCTTTTCCGGCGCTGCTCTAATGCCCCAGATGTCCTCAATATCGTCAATATGATACGCTTTGGCGTGAATTATCGACCGGCAGGACTCTAGATCCTGATGGTAACTTGAATCGGGAAGTATTTCCTGCGCAGGACAGACGATAATTTCCTCGTCGCCCTCGTAAACCGGCTTTAGTTCTCCGGTTAGTTGGCCTGCCTCGTCAGCAACCGGCTGGGAACCCAATATGCGCCCCTTCTCGGGATTCCATATATGTTTGCGAAAGACAGTGCCGCAAAGTTCCATCCAAAGGATTTCTATAGCCTGTTTGTCTCTTAATCTTTGATCGTTATGAATATTTTTAAGGATTAAAGACCCTATTTTGGCGCTGTTAATATCCTTTACATCGTTCGGATTTCCCGGCCGCGACTTCGCAATAGACCGCAGTCTCTTTAATTTAGCGATTCTCGTATCGGAAAGAGGCCGGATATGATTAAATACTTCCCTTTCCTCCCAATCGTACAGGATCGGCTGCTCTTCAAGGGCTAAAGAGACTGTATTTATATCTACATACTGCTGCCCTTCCCGGAAACAAAGGTTCAACCGCCACTGAAGTTCGTAAGGGCGCCGCTCTCTAAGTCTTCGATCGTATTCTTTATCGACGAAAGCGGCGTTGTCACTGCCGTAAACGGGCTGATTGTCGTTGGAATTATTGGGGTTGCCATTTCTGAACATGTTTTGCATAGCTGATTTTATCGGCTGTGCGATTCTTTCGAACATTTAGCGATCACCCTCTCCCGGATGGATGGGTAAAAATGGTTCTTGCTGCTCGTAGTAGCGTTTTATGCCCGCCTTAACTGCATTTCTTCCTTTTGGCGGCTTCCTGGCGCCTGCAGACAGGCTGTAATCCGTCAAGTTTTCGGCCATAAGACGGCTATACAGATCCCGGCGCTCCAATTCATGCCGGTATTCCCTGAAGCCGAACAGGCTCAGGACAAGAATTATAATTAAAAAAAGTATTAATTCAGAAGCCATAGAAACCATAGAAGTCATGGGAAACCCCTTACTTTCTTAAATTAAACGGCTTTGGCCTGGATGACTGGTAATCTGACTTGAATTCAGTGGCGGATTTGGATTCCCTTGCCCCTTCCAAAAGTTTTGCAGGCTGTTTTGCGGCGCTTCGATAGCCTTCAATGTCTTTCCTCAGCGATTCAACCTCGGCAGTTAACTGCTCGTTTTCTTTTTGGAAATCCCCGACTTGTATTTTGAGGTGTCCAATTTGCTCTTGAAGTCCTTCGACCTCTTCTGCTTCAGTTTTTTTCGCGAGAACATATCCCCGCGGAGGAATGAAATACTTCTTTAATTCTTCCGGGATCGTAGATATAATGCTTTTCGCGCAGTTCTCACAGATATTTAAGCAGTTACGCCACATGTCGGAAGGTTCTCTTTTGCCGATTAGGTATTTAGTCAGTGTTTGGCAATTATATATCTCGCAGAATTGCTGCTTGAACGGGGCTTCGAATATTTGCGGGACGTTGCCGGGAACAATGTTGGGGAGAACTCCGTATTTTTGATCTGACATAATTACACCCTTTCGCTTCTATTAGACTTCTGTTAGACTTCTATTAGACTTCGTAACAGCAATGGGGTAGAGGACGGGCTATTTCTTGGCAATTATGCCTTGGTTCGGTTTGGCCCCTGCCCTTAGTACTATTGGAGAAGCTGCTACAGGAGTAAACGGATTTGCGCTGGACGGTGCATTAGGCGGCGCATTGACCGGTTTTCCTCCGCGTTCCTGTCCGGGACGGTTTAGCGCCCCGCCAGGTCTTAATTGATCCTGTGGGGTAATATATGGCCCTGCAGGCCGTGCCGGAGTTAGTCCGCCTTTCCCCGGAGGTATAGCGCTATTGGCCTTGTTTTTGTTTCTTCCGGCCATTGCTTTGGCAAGTCTTTCCCTGGCCGCTTTCATCTTTAGTTGGGTTACGTCGTTGTTTGGGTTTGGCATTGTGGCGAGTCTCCTTCCTGGTAGGATTGATCCCAATCCTGGCTTAGTGTCCCCGTACTATCGGATGCTTGCCGTTCCACCGGCCCAGCCTCATTCTTCGGACAAGCTTATCCTTATCCTTTTGAATGTCTGACTTCTCTTCCTTCGGTACTTTGGAATGCTTCACATGGTATGCAACCAGGGCATACCCAGCGCCGTCAAAGGGATTTGTGTAAACGTGCGGCTCTTCGGCAACCTTCTCAGCGTCTTTCGGATCGACAACAAGGTTTGGAAGAGCTTCGATTAACTTTGTGCAGGTTGAAAATATCTGCACTTTGGAAATGGTCTTGCCGGCGCGCTCGTCGTGAAAGGGCTTTAAGTATTCATGAAAGACCGCCTTTCTGATTATACGGGCTGTCCTTTGATCTGTTGGCGGTTCGATGCATCCCGATAACCCTCCCTCGGTGTAGCAGTCAATTATGCTCTTTCCGGTTGGAGGATTTTTTGCGGAAGGCGTTGATGCGAACGCCCTCCCCTGTTTATTCCAAGCATCGCGGCCGACTACGGTAAAGCTAAAAGATTCGGGAGCCGGCACACCGGCCCCATCGGTTGCCGGCTCCCCGCCCGCCTCGGTGCCCATTATCGAAAGTTTAATAGTTTGCTTAGCCTGATCGGTATATGTAACCCGTTCGTCTTTCAAATTCCTGACGTATTCCCTGTAAATGTAAACGATCCCCTCTTCGGAAACTGCAAGCCAGTACCATGCGAAAGGATCTGCATAACCGGGGTCGTTCCCCCGCCAGCGTTTCCACCAATAGGGAATTTTGAACGGCTGACAGACGTGTATCATACGGGAGAACTCCGGGAACGCTGTGCTTTCCCCTGCTGACATTGCCTCTTCTGGTGACGATGGGTACTCCTGCCGGTACGTTATAGGCATGGTCCTCTTCGTCGATTCGTACCACTCGGCAGTCCGGCGCGGGTCCGTCCACCATGGTAAGAATATCAAATGGAAGTCGTTCTCTCCGGCCATTGCGCCCTTGACCATGAACTCAAACAAACTGCCACGCTCATTGGTTGAAAGGCCGATAACCTTACCGCCTGTTGGCCTGTTAATCGACGGATAGGCTGCTGCAAAAATCTTCTCGGCCATTTCTTGGAATGCCCATTCGTCGAAGATTAGCAGCGCCCTTGTAAAAGACCGGCCTGCATTTGGGCCGGACGGCATTGCCTGTAATTCTGAAGCCGGTCCTTTTCGGAAAGAAGGCTTCTCGCCTGGAAGCCGTTCCGGTCGGCGAATCGTAACGGTCAGCGCCGTGGCTTCCCACGTCCAGCCGGTAATGTTGGCCTTGGTGGGCTTCTTCTTGGACGTCGGTTTCTTTTCGGTGATCATCCAGGACGGCAGCATCGAAAGAATAACCGTCATGCGCCGGACAATTTCCTTGGCCTCTAATTCTGACCGGGACAGCGCCGTAATCGTATATCCCGGCTTGAAAAGCATCTCATGAACTGCGAAAGCTATGACTTCCCATGTTACGCCTAACTGCCTGGCCTTGAGAAGGAGCGAAAGGCGGTTGTCCTCAATTTCTGTAAGGGCTTTTTTCTGGCCCGGCCAAAGGGTGAAAGGGATAAGGATTTCCGCCGAATCCGGGTCCTCTATGTAAACGTAATTCTCGATAAAGAAAGCTGTGTCACGACGGGATGACTCGAGCTCTACCTCCTGGAAGTCCCGCTCGGTAAAGAGGAACTCCGTTGGGGGAGGTGGGGGCTGTTGCCGCGATGGGGCATGGGTTACGGCTGCGGGTGACATTGGTCGATAACTTTGGCGATTCCCGTTCCGGTCCCCTTGCAATCTGGACATGGTTTCCATCTGTATCCAGGCAGTCTTTCATGTTCAAGAATACCTCTTGACACGTTATCGCCGTAAACCAATCCACTGCCCTCGCAATTCGGACACTGATGCTTAAATCCGGTTCCCTCGTAATCAGGGCAATTCTTATAGATAAACCTTGACGGAACAGGAAGTTCCCCCCTCGATTCGGGGGAGTTGAATTTATCGTTAGGGACTTCTATTACTCCACAGCCCTGGCACCTTGAACAAAGAATCGGAACCGTCTTGGAAATGTCCGCCTCCATCTTGTCTGTTCCTTCGCAATTCGGACATTGATCATTAATGAATTTCCCTGCTCTGGAACATTTTAAACAAACACCGTATTCAACGCCCTGAGACTGCTGTTGATTCTTGTCCTGTTCGATGTATTCGATGACAATGGAACAGTTCCTAATTTGCAGCGCCGTCCTGCCATTTTGGTCCTTAATAATGATATCTCCGTTTACACGTTCTAATATCTCGGAAATGATTCTGTCGTCATTAAAATGGAGCCTGTTGCCGATTTCATAAGAACGGAAACCTCCGGTTCCGTTAGCTCCTAAGACTTGAACACTGGTTATTTGAGACTTGATTTGTTGCGAGTCGTTCAATCTAACAAAACCTCTCTTATGTAAGATGGTGAAATAAAAAAGGAGCCTTTCGGCTTCCTTATAAACTCTGGCTATTTTCTGGCTTGTTGTTACCGGCTAATCTCTCAAAATTGCAGCGTGCTTACCCGTCGATTCAATTCCCGAATAGCGATAGTTCCCTTCGTAAATCATGCGCCTGTCCAGTATTCTTTTTACCTGCACCTTTGAAAACGGCTTCCCCCTGGCCGTTGTATGGCCCTCGTTATTTAGGCAATCGGCTATTTTCTGGTAACTCAGGCCTGCTTCCTTCAGTTCGAATGTGCGGTTCACCGCTTCTATCTTTTCTTCGTCCACCAGAAGGTTTTTGTTTCCTTTAATGGCCTTGTACCCAATCGGGGCGCCGCCACCGGCATAACC